TTAAAAATAATCACTTCATAAATGACAATATCACTAACTTCATCATTAATTTTATTAAAACCTAACTTTAAAGCGTTCAAATCTAAACTCCCAGTTCTTGAAAATAAAGTTGAACCATTTTTATATAATATCTTGTTTCCACCATCTTTATTTGAATAAGCGTATATTTTGGGAGATAAATCATAATAAGCCCAAATTTTTTTATCATTCTTAAAACTATTTGAAGGAAAAACAACATCCGAAAAACCTCCATGATAACCAAGTAAAAAATTTTTATTTGAATCTCCAGTACTTGAAGTTAATCCTCTAGCTATATACCCACCATTCGGCGCGTTTTTTCTAGCTGTATCGAATCTTTTATTAGTGGCCTCAGAAACATAAAAAATAGTCAAGTCATTACTAGCTCCAAAAAATTCAAAATCAATTAATAATGAATCTTCGGCTAATAAGAATGCTCCTTCTTGATTATTTAATCTTCCTGAATTTGTAAATTTTTTTAAATTACCCGTCAGAGTTATAGTTTTAGCAGTTCCGCTAGTATTTATAGTAGTCGAACTGTCTGCCCAAGCCGTTAATTTTTGAAATAAATATTTTTTCCCAGAAGATGCTGCTACCTCAGTAGTAGTAGAACCATACGTTTTTCCAGTAGTATTATTTAACCATAACGATAAATTTGTAGTAAGTAAATCATTAGAAGATGCGCTTATTACAGAAGCGAGAGTGGTAAAATTTGTTATTTTGACTGGTATTGTTGGGCCATCGTAATCAGATAATTTTCCATAATTACATCCATATCCTCTATATTGCCACTGGCAAATATCATTATAAACCTTTCTTGACGGAACCGTTTGACCATCCAAATCCAAAATATTAGCCAATTGAAATTCTACTTTATCTTTATTTTCAGAATTCTTTTTCTGAATAACAAACGTATCAACAGATATAAAAGATGAAAAAGAAGAAACTCCTAAAGTGTTTTTATTAGATCCACCAAAATTAACATCATCTAAATCTTTTGTTAGTATTTTTTTTCTATAAAAACGCTTACCTATAAGATCTTTTCTGTCTTTTATCAAATTACTGATATAATTATTTACATTTGCTATAGATAAAGTAGGTCTATTTTGCTTCGCTTCTGAAGAATATTCCAAATTAGATATCTCGCAAGGAATAAAAATATACTCTTTTTCTTTAAAAATAATGTTTGATTTTAAGTTTTTAGATCCATGAAACCTAAAATATCCATCAAAATCATTTAGCTTTATTTCAAAAAGATCTAAAACACTCGTATTATCCAATAAAAATAAATTTGACATTTTAATATAATAAAGAATTAAAAATAAATTTACACTATTAACTAAAATACATGTTCAAAAAAGGATGCGATAGATTCGCTGGAAATCTTAAAGATGAAGTTGAGTTAGTCATTTGTAAATCGCTTGAACTTTTTAATAAAACTTTTCTATTATCATAACCTAACGATTCTAAAATAAGATTTCTATCTTGAGTCATTGAAGAAACATCTCTTGAAGTTCCATATAAATAATCAAACAAAAACATTTTTACTCCACCAGAACCTGGATTATTTCCAATTGAAATGTTGCAATTTATATTATTAGAATAATTTATATCTGGTTTTATTAATATTTTTGCCGTATAAGATATTAAACCATTTACTTTAGTAATTACATTCAAAATATTATAAGCAGCATTTTGTTGATTTGAAGACGGCAATTCTAAATAACTATACATTTCGACAAAAAATAAAGAAAAAGTATTTAAAGGTATATCCGAAGCTCCTTGATTAATTATAAATGGAGTATTTGTTGCTGTTGGAGACGCTAAAGAATTAGGCGTATTGCATAAATTAAAAAATTTATTAGAAATAAATTTAGGCGGCGGATTAACATTGTTTACTCCAGAATCTGTTATAACACCAGTGGTATTTTGAAAAACGTCAAAGTCACTAGAAAAATAAGTATTTTTTATATTTACTGTATCTAAACCGTTTCTTTGTTGATATTCAGAGACGAACTGTGAAGATAACAATGGAGATAAAGAAAAAACGTTATAATTTCTTTGTGGCTGACCGCTTTTTGCAGCCTTATGACTATTATTATATATTGTTGCACCACTATCTGAAGCCGCTTGAAATTTATGAATTTGATTAGAATGTGAAAATAAAGCGCTTGTTGTGCTTTCGTTAGCTAAAGCATAAACTAAAAAAGCATAACTTGGATTTTTTGGCACATTAAAAGAAAAATTAGATATGCCAATACTTTTTGTTGAAGCTAATTCGTAAAATTTTTGACCATAAGCTTGTGTAACTCTTAAACAATTAGCATCTCCAGTTAACGACAAACCAGATAATATATTAGTATCTGATGCCCAAGTATTTGTTTGTGCGCCCGCTGAACCAGATATATCGCTTGTTTTAAATCTAAAATATAAACTTTTGCTATCAAATGAATTTTTTCTTATATTAAAGTATATATTTGGTAATGTACTTGACGCTATAGATGTTAATTTTCCAGAGTCTGCATTTGACCCAACACCATTAACGCTTACCCCTTGAGAAAAAGGAGTTACGGTTTGTCCATTTGCATTTATAGTCGTTGAATTTACTGGTGGTACTAGAGTAGCGGTCTGTGAACTAGATACAGAATCGTTGACTGGTTTGGAATCAGGATCAACTTTATATATATTTATAGCAGTAGTTATATTATCATCATATATAACAGCCTTATCTTCAGACAGGTAATTAATAGTTCCTATTTTATATTGTCCCATATTATGGATTTTTTAAGTTAATGTGGTTTATTGTTTTTATTTCTGATCCATTTATTGGTATTGAAAAACCTTTATTAGTTTCGTCGGTTAATAACAAACCTTGTCCACCACCAATACCCGCATAAAAAAGGCTATCTAAATCTTTATATACATAATACTGTATAGTTCTTGTGTTTAAACTATCAGATGTATCATTGTATTTTACATCATCAAATTTAAATATTGGACCACCATTTGTTGCTGCTGAAAAATCTCCATCACCCCTTACCTGAACCCCTTGACCGCCATAACCATATAAATTAACATTTTCAAATTCTAATTCTAATCTAAATATACCACCAACTCCTGTATTAAAAGCCATTTGTATATTACTTCTGGGTATAAAATTAATAGCTCCTTTAGAAACGTCGGAAGATTTATATATTGCATTACCAATTGAGTTATCACTTGGAGAAAATTTTACATTTATTCCAGAGTATTTTCTAAAATCTGCTGAATCTCCATTTAGCTTGTAAAGAGATTCAAATAAATCGAAATCACTTTCAGTATTAGATAAGTAATTTAAATATAATATAGTTGGAGTTATTATTAAATTTTCACCGGGGCTTGCATGATTTCCACTATATGTAGCATCATCTAATATAGGATAATCATAATCATAACCAGTAGCATAAGTATATTCTCCAGTACCGCCAGTCACATTAACTGCTTGAATTCTAGCGTAATAATTTTGATTAAAAGATAAGTTTGTTTTTGTAACTGAATGGTTTTCATTGTTAAAACCATCATAACCTCCATACAAAGGAAACACACCATCTGTATTTTCTTGTACATATTCATAGTTAATAATAGGCGAAGTGAAAGACGAATCAGTAGACAATTCTAACTTAAATCCTGTATAATAATCTAAATTATTAATACAAGACCAATAAAAAGCTAAACTTGGACTTGCATCTATTTTTGAATAGTTTTTTACAGCATAAAATTTGCCCAATTTTTTAGGAATAGGAAATCCTGTTATTCTATTTCCAGTAACATTAATAGTTAAATTACTATCTGAGTCGCCAATATTCGATTGCGAATCAATTGTTACAGTAGCGTATTCTTGTCCTTGTGATCTATCTGTAGATAAATTAAAAGTTCTAAATGGACTGTGTAATATATAAAAAGATCCCGATTCATTACAATTTATTATTTTTGTTATTTGTTTTTGATCTGGATCTAAATAATCTAAAGAATCAGATATAAATATAGTGTCATATAACAAACCACCTGCGGCTGTCGTAGGAGTTACAGAAGCATCAAAAGTAGTATTAGATATATTTATTTTATACTGAACTGGAAAATTACCACTATTTTGAATAACTACTCCAGTATAACCACCAAATCCAGTTGGTACTTGTCCTAAGCTTACACCTGTTAAATATGTACTCATGAAGTAAAAGTTATTAATGAATTGAAAACTGTTGATGCTGAGAATTTATTATTAAACTGAATAAATTTTGCATTTATACTATTGTTGTCATAAAATTGATAAGTATGATTCCATTCAGGACAGTAAACTTGAATCGTTTTATTATACGGTTGAGGCAAAGTATAATTAAAAATTTTAAATCCCGCTTTATCATCTAAAAATTTTAAAATCGCTAAAGCTTCTTTATTTGATCTTTTTGTTAATTTAACTTCAAATTCAAAAATATTAGGATACTCACCATCTTTTCTATACTCTTTTGTAGAGTTTTTAAAATCTACTGATTTAATTCTTATATTTTCTTGAATATCATATTCAATATCTTGTTTAAAATAAAAGTCTCTAGTAAAATAAGTGTTTACTCCTGTTGGGCTGTTTTGAGGTAATAAAGGACCAGTCGAACCTTGAGCCACACCTTTAGCCTGTCCAGTATAAAAATAATACCCTCTTTGAGAAAAATTTGTTGATGGATAATAAAACACATCATTATAAGCAAATTCGAATGTAGTATCGGTATATGTTTTTATACTCTTCTCGTCCAACAAAACATACATTCCTTTATAATTTAAACAACTTTCATAAAACGATTCCGCTTCTATATTAATTTTATTAATATCATTGTAAGGAGTAGAATGATTTATATTTAAAAAGTAAGTTTCGCAATCTTGTTTGTAAGGAGTGAATAAATTTAAATCAACTCCTTTAAAACCTTCATAATCACTCTTATTTTGTGATTGTGGGGTGTTTTCAAAATAAGTTATTAAAGTTTTTGCTTGTAAATCTGTTAAGCCATCATAAACAATATTAAATTTAGAGCTTAATGTATTTATCCCATTAGTTACATTTGTCTTGTATCCATCGCCAAATGTTAAAGGAGACAATTTTGCTGAAAAAGAAGCCGAACTTCCATAAGAAAGAAAAAATAAATCATTTATATCTCTTGTCCAATAACTATTTCCAGTATATGTTATTGGTGAATAATCAGACCCAGTTGGAACATTATTTTTTGCAAAATACAAACCTTCGTTTTTAAAATACTTTTCAAATAAATATTTTTCATATTGATCTATTTGAGAAGTATTTAAAGAGCCAGTGAAATGAATTATTTCATGATATCTTACGCCAACATTGTTAGGATTTAATCCTAAAGTTAATTCACCGGATTTCCAATAATCATTAAAAGACGAATATGTTCCTAATTCATATCCATTTTGTCTAATTTTTATAGTGTTAGCTGAAGAGTTTTGAATCAAAGTTACAATATTCTTGTCATCGTAAATGCTAGAAATAGCATCGAACTGTTGATTATCTAATATAAATTTCGCTGAAAATAATTCGTCCTTACCATTTACTTTTAATAATCCATAATTATCCCCCGTTCCAAATTTGCAAATTGTTTGTTCAGTGATATTCGATGGAGTCAAAACTTCAAAAGCTAATAATAAAACTCTAGAATCTGAATTAAAACCAGAACCGATTAAAACTTGTGATTAATATAATGTAATATAAGATTCTTTAAAATCGACTCTTCCACGATTATTAACATCAGAAGTTGTAGTAAATAAATTTCCACTTCCAGACACATTATTCAACCAACCTGTAACTCTAAAACTAGTATCAGTTAAAAAATTATTTAAACTATCATTGTTGAACCAAGTAGTCAAACCAGTTATTCCAAAACCTGTATAATTAGGCATTACAGAAATACCTGTATTTAACTGATAATCGATTATATCAAATTTAGAATATAAAGACGAACTATTATACTCAGATATATTTTTTATATTTAAACCTGATATTAAATAACTCATATTATATTAAAGTCTTTACTTCAGTAACTTGTTGATAAATATTAGCAGAAGTCAACAAATAATTGCCTTCACTTATTTCATATTTTTGATTATTCATCACGCCGCTAACATAAAAAGTCTGCAAAGTAGTATTGTATAAATCTTTTAAAGTTAAAGTTGTTGTTACCATTTTTCCATCTATATCTATAGAATCGCCCAAACTATTAGAAGATAAACTTATTTCAGCTTTTTTATTTAATTTAGCTACTCTAAAAGGAACAACTTCATCAACTTTAAAAAATGCTGGCCTATCACAGCTAGAATTATAAGAAAAATTTACTATACTTTCAACACCATCTAAATCAGTATTCGTCATAGATGATCTATAAGCATTAGCAACATACTGCGGAACTTGCTTGCTTTGTCTTTCTGAAACCTTTTGTTCTTCTATATTTTGTATTGATAAGCGACCATACCAATCAAATTCAACTGATAATATAGTTGGTTGAAACGGTTCTACTGAAAAACTTAAAGATTTGGCGTATAAATTATCTATTTGAACGCCGCCAAATAAACCTGTTATTTGAGTAGAATTTGTTCCTGTAATATCTAAAAAATTTGGTAAAGCACCAGTCAGATAAAAATCAGCAGATAAAGACCCTACTAACGATCCCTGCGGAGCGTAGTCGAGTAAACTGCCATCACTTACCAATACAGGATCAACAGAAGCGTTAATTGATAAACTTATTTTATTAGCATAAAAATTCTGAGAATTTAATTTAAAATCAAGATTTTGATAGTTTATGAATTTAGCCATATCATGTCACTGTAAAAGAAACTGTTGACATAATTGTAAAATTCTTAGCTGTGGTTTGACCTGGACTAGAAGCATTAGCATCTTGACATACTCTATATTGCAATAATTGTCCAGAAGCAAAAGCTGTTGTATTTGTAAATTGAGTTCTACTTAAAGTTAATAGTTGATTTCTAGTTATAGATGCTATCTCTAAATATCCTATTGCACCACTTATTGTAGCGCTAGTAGAACATGGTAAAAATGTAGTTTGATCTATAACTCCTATAGGAGTATTAGCCGTTGGAGTTACCGCCGCTATTTCAAATCTAGCATCAGCATATGAGCTAATGTTATCTGAACTTATTATTTGAATTTTTTCTATTCTGCCAGCGTAAGGAGTTATTCCAAATGGGCATAAAACTGAATTATGACCACTAGGGCTTGAACTTGAAGATTCAGAAAATGGATCGAAATAAATATTGTTTCCTGTCAATCTAGTCTTAAAAACTTGAACAAATTTTCCTTTAGTATAATTTCCGCTTGTGGTTATTCCTCCTTTTATATCCAAATCTCCATCAACATTTAAATAAGCTTTTATAGCAGACGCACTTAAACTACCGCCTAATGAAAAAGCAAAAACACTATCAAATGCTGGACTAATACTGTTTAATAAACCAATTGACCATTTTGTTATTTGACTACTAGCTGTTCCAGTAGCAAATGATTGAAATGCAGTTTTAGCTGGACCACTTGCATAACTGTTTAAAATAGTGCTTTTACAAGTTTCAGTATTATAACATTCAAAAACGCTATTTTCGGCAGTGTCAGTAACTACATGTATTTTTGCAGTTGGTGTTGTAGTTCCTAATCCTAATTTTCTATTAGCTAAATCATAAACTAAATTGTTTGTAGACAAAGAATTTGTTGGACCTATTTGAAAATTTGAATTATATACTCCTATGTATCCAGTTCTTGCGGTATTTTCAAAAGATAAACTAGTAGTTGCCGTTGTATTATTTCCATATCTTCCTAATTGACCCGAACCTTTTATATCTAAAGGATAAGCTGGAGTAATATTATTAATTCCTATAAAAGGAACCGATGTATTATTATCCACGTATAAAACATTATTACCTAAAACAACATCATCATTATTTGTTTTATTTATATAAAAAATATCATTAGCAGAAGAAGTCTTTATTTCTGCTGTTGAAGGATCAAAAAGAAAACCAGAAACTCCGCTTTCGAATTTTATAGTTCCTCCAGAAACATAAAACTTATTAGATAAAGCTGTTGAACCATTAAAGATACCAACATTACCGCTTACATCTATATTAAAAACTCCAGTAGTCGAAGGCGTAGCCCCGCCATCTTGAGAAACTTCAATATAAAAATCTGTATCACTAGCTTTTTTAGTAAACTTCCATAAAACGCTAGTGTCTTTTAAAGAATAAGACGCTTGTCTTGAAGATGAACCAGCGGTTACTCTTACTTGAGCCACATTTGTAGAAAGAAAAGAATCGCCTACTTCTAATGCTACGTCTGGAGAGTTATTATCTACTCCCACTAATCCATTATCACTAACAAAAATACCACTTGGTTTAGTTTTTCCTACTATTTTTATACCATTTGTCGTTCTAGCGGTTAATCCAGTAAATGACTTTTGAAGCTCATTTAATGACAATTGATCCGTTTCTGTTGTCGTAGCGACAGCAAAAACAAAATTATCTGTTATTGTCGAACTTGTTATTGCTGATAAGTCTGTAAATTTTGTTCCCATATTAGTTATTTAAATATGTTCTATACGATAGTTTTACACTCAATAAGTCATCTGCTGTCGAATTAATTTGCTCGGCTATTATTATAGCATTAGAAGTGTTAAAATTAAAGATTGGTATAGAATCTTCTAATTTTCTATATACATCAAAAGATTCATTCGTATCGCTAGTTACCAATTCTAAATCATCAAAAGTAACTAAAAATTGATCAATCAATACAGTGCCTCTAACATCTATAATAAAACTATTTAAACTTTCAGAACTTAGAATATCAAATATATTTTTAGTTTGATAATCGTCCACTTCTAATGTAAAAGATCCGCCAACTTCTATTGGAAAAATATTTTGAACTTCAATAGGAAATTGAGCGTTTGAAGCGCTTAATCCATAAATAGCGTTTTTCTTACAAGTAAAATCAATACTAAAATCTTTTACTCTATTAGTACTAGAATTATTACATGTTACTGATATATTTTTAACTTGCGGCACAAATGCTGCTGAAGATATATTATTTCCAGATGGATCAATAGATGGACCCATGTTTCCAAATATTTGAAAAGAAGATTGTATTTGAGGCACTTCTCCAACACTACATGATATTCCAAAAGAAGATAAATAACCATTTGTAAAACCAAAATTTTTACCTTGATATGTTAAACCTCCATTTATAAATGAAGCTGTATAATTATCGCTATCTCCAGTTAAACCAAATACAGGATCATTATTAACAAGATATCTTGTTATAGAAACCGAAGCTGATGGAACTTGCGAAACCACTTGTTTGCAAAATCCTTTTCCTATAACATTAATAGGTACAGTTTCTACATTATAAGATCCATCAAAAGATATAACCCCAGATAAAGCAACACCATCCATGAATAGTGTGTTTTCATAATTTGTAATCGCGCCTTTCATGTTTTAATTATCTTTGATTTATTTTACCACCGTATCTTGTTTCGTCTGAAATTACGCCTTTAGCTATATCAGCAACACGCTTTGCCATTTGTTTAGAGAATGCAATGTCATTCTTTTCATAACTACTTGTATCAGAACCATAAGTAGCTTTACCAGATCTATCAATGTTGATAGAAATATTTGTAGCGTTATTGTTAGTGTTATTATTTGTATTTGTAGCGTTCGAATTGCTATTATTAGATACTGCGCCAGCATTCATGGCATTCATTTCGCCCAATCCATATTTTCTAACTGCCGCATTATTCATTACATATTCGCCGCCAGTTAATAAAGCTGGAATAGTATCTGATAATCTAGATCCATGAGGAACAAATCCACCTGAATTAAATCCTATCATTCCACCTCTTTGAGCAAATCCTGCGGTTTGAAATTTTGAAATTGGAACCGGAGGTTTGGTTGGTCCTGCTGCTTTTGCCATTCCACTCATTCCAGCAGCTAAAAACATAGATCCCGCTGCTCCAACTATGCTACTAATCAACTGAGCATTTTTTTGTTTTTTAGCGAAAGCTTCTTGAACACGTTTTTGCTCATTTGCTATTGCCTTTTCTCTCATTTTCTTGAAATAATCATTTTCAGAATATGCATAAGCAGTATAATCGTTTTCATTTATAGCTCCAACGTTAGAATTATTGTATAATAGATTTTTTGTATAATCCATTTCTTGATCTTTGTTCAAAGCCATTTCAGCTTCCATATTAACATTGCCACCAGAAGCGAAACGAGGAGCTTGTTGAAAATTAAATGCATCTAAAGATTTTTTACCACCTAATTCTTTTACTGCTTTTCTATTTAAAACATATTCACCATTTTCAAGCATTGCTGGATATCTATCTCCAGAACCCATTCCGCTTACATATTGACCGTTATTAGCTCTGATTACTCCTCCATGCTGATAACCAATTCCTCTTGCAGAAACGTTTCCTCCAGCTTGACCGAATAAAGATCCAATTCCTATATTACCTAATGTTTTAGCTATAGCCGCTCTCATAACTTCTTGCATAATCATTTGACCAAAGTTTATAGCCATGTCTTGGAAAGCGTCACCAATAGACTTTGTTCCTTTCGCTACTTCCATTAGTGCGCTAGACATATTATCAGCAAACTTCATAGGCAACTCTTCCGCCAAGTTATGAATTATATTATCGGCTTGATCGCTTAGTTTACCAAAACCAGCAGATAATCTTCCACCAAAAGTAACCATCGCTCTACTTTCTTCATTTTTTAAGGCAATTGATTTATCAAGTTGATCTCTTGTGATTGATAAAGATCTTTCTTTTACTCTTATTTCTTCTTTATAGCGTTTAATGGTTCCTTCTAGAACTATATTATTAGCTTTTTTAGCTTTTAATTCTTCTTTTGATAAGAAATTAATTTGCTCTTGTGTAGACATCATTAAGTTACCGTTTTCATCGGTTTTGTTAAAACCTGCGGTTTCCATATTTGCCGCAAAATTGCTAGTATTATAATTACTATTAATTGAAGCAGATGCAGTTCGGGATTCTTGTATGCGTTGAAGAGCTTGATATTGAGCGTATGTTCCAGGGCCATATTTTTTATCAATATTAGCTGAAGCAAAAGATCCCATTCTTTTAGCAGTAGCATTTATTTCTTCTATTTTTTGTGAACCGCCTAACGCTCCTCTTAATTGAGATTCAACCAACGTCATTATTGTTTTATTCAATTCCAAAGTCGCGGCAGTATTTTCTTGTTCTACGGCTATTTGCAATATTCTTTGTTGAATTTCTGATTTTATTGTTTGATCTTCTAATTCTCTTTGTTGTTTAAGAATACTATCCTGTATATCAATCTTTCTTTCTAAAATTTGTGAAGAACCTTTTCCATAATTTTGTCTTGAATCTTCAAGATTCGATTGTAGAGCAGCGATGGAAGCATTTATATTTGCTTTGCTTATTTCAAGAGTGTTACCAATTTGCGCTGAAACGTCTTTCATACTTTCCATGCGCATTAATATTTGCTTGTCAACCTTAGCTTTTTCAATAGCTATATCTTTATCTACAGCTATTCTTGCTTCGTTTAATTGTTTGTTTATTTCTAATTCTTTTTTAGCGTTGGTTTGTTTTTGTTCAAATAAAGTTTGAGCTTCAGCTTTTTCTGTTAAAATAGCGGATAACTTATCTTTTTCAGCTTGATTGGCGAATTTTAAAGTGGTTTCTTGAAGATTTATTAATTCTTGTTGATATGCAATAATTTTTGATTTTTTTTCTTCTGAAAGAGCAGGATTTTCTAAAATCTTCGCTAAATCCCCTAACGTCTTTTTTATTTCTTCAGAGCTTCCAAAATTAAAACCTTGTTTACCTAAAGCTTCTTCAGCAGAAGATCTTGTTTCTTTAACTTTAGCCAATTGAGCTTCTTTTAAACCGCTAATAATGCCACTTACATCTCCACTATAATTTCCGCTTTGAATTTGAGGCAAAACTTTATTTTTATAAAATTCAGCGTTTACTTGTGAATTTGAAAGAGTAGATTTAAAAGATCCACTAAGTTCTTGTGCGGTTTTTGTTGAAAAATTTGATTTTTCATTGTCTTGTTCTGCAACAGCTTTGTCATAATCTTGTTGAGATTTTTGCAATAACATTTGAGCTTTTTGACCAGCGGTTACGGCGGCAAAATCAAATTTTCTAATGTCTGGAAGGTTACTAGATACAAAAGAATTTATACTATCTTGAAAGTTTGTTGAAAAATCAAGAATAGAAGATTGTATTCTTCTAGTGCTTGAATCTTTCTCAAAAGACAAAGCTATGTCAAAAAGATTTTTATTTAAATCTCTTTCTATTTTTCTAAAAATTTCTCCAAAAGATTTAGTAGCTGCTTGTCTAAAATCATTTATATTTTTCTGCACATTAGAGCCTACATCAGATTTATTGATTAAAGACTCAGCTTTTTCAAAAGTTTTAGATAAAAATGATTCTATAGCCGCAGAAAATTCTGAAGCATAATTTTCACTTTCTTTTGTTACTCCTTGAGACAACAAAACGGCATCAAGAGCTTTTTTAATTTCTTTATTATTCTTTAAACGAGCCGATAAAGTTTGTTCATCGTATTGGTAACCCTCTAAAGAAGCTTTTTCTAACTCTTTTTGTATAGAAATTTCTGCTAAAAAAGAACTAAATGTTTGTTTTTTTTCTTTTGTATTTAATCCTATTGATAAATTTTTTGCTAAATCTTCAGCAGTTCCTTTTGATGTTATGGCTTTTTTAAATGCTTGTCGAGAGGTCGCTTCATTTGTATATTCTTGTAATTGTTTTGTCATTTCTGCAATATTTCCTCCTGTCGAGTTAAATATTTCTTGTAATTTAACATCAGCAATCTCATTAAATCCTGAAGATAATTTTTTAGTAGCATTTTCGATATCATTTGAAGATGCACCATTCACAATCATCTCTGATAAAGATTTTTGAGCTTCAATATAAGATGATGCAGCAGATATACTAGCTTGCGACTTTTGTGCTTGCTCATCATTTAATTGCGCAAGTTCTTCAGCAGTTAAAATTGTTGCATTCAGAGCTGAAGTTAAACCAACTAAACCTCCTATAGCTCCTCCAATAATTGCTCCAGGCAAACCAAATGAAGCTCCAATACCAGCGCCTGTAGATAAAGAACTTAAACCAGTGCTTAAAGCTGACTGACCCATTCTTTCTCCAGAAGTCATCTCTGTACGTTTTCTATTACCATACATAGCTTGCTCCGCAAATCCAGCCAACGTTGGTCCAGCAATAGCTATAGCTGTACTAGCTTTCGACAAATTTTCTGAAAATGTCGATTTTGGTGTATTTTTTTCAGGTGCATTTCTGCTTTGCTTAAAAGTTTGTTCTCTTAAACTTTTTACTGCATCTATTCCAACACTTGATACTGATGAATCAACCTTAGAAAACATTAATTTTATTTTATCAATTGTCGATTTATAAGTGCCTTTAATATCTCTTAGAGCTTCTTTAGCGTAATTTTCAATATAACTTTCTACTTCAACAGCATTGGAGCTTGATTGAGTATTTCGAGGTTGATTTTTTTTACCTTTATTTCCTTTAGCAAAATTTGGAATATATCCTTTATTCATCAATCCAGCAGACTTCTGCCCTCTCATTGAATCACTCAAAGCATTACTTAAACCACCATGATCAGATATTGCGGAACTGAATGTTGGCTGACTCTTGTTTCTAATGTGTGGGAAAGGTTTACTATCGAATACGGCTTTTTCTCCGCTCATGCTTTCTTCTAATCCCATTACTGCTTGTTTATACGCAAAGTTAGGAATAAACCCTGAAGCATGAGAATTAACTAATTCAATCAATGCCATATCTAATTTTGCGGCATTGTATTTGTGACCAGCTATTCCGTTTTCAAAATCAGACATTGCAATCTCCTTACCATTGATTAAAAGCTTAGAACTCTTAGCCATTTTTGCCCAAGATAATTGAGGAAAAATAGCTTTTGCAGGAATAGATTTGCCGCTCGCGTAATCTGCTAAAGCTTGTTCTTGTGGTAATAATACAGATTTAATAGTACTGCCGGAACCAATTTTTTGAGCAATGCTTCCATATAATTGAGAACCTAATCCTTGACCTCTAAACTTTTTACCAACTTCAACGCCTTCGATTTCATAATTATTTTTGCCAGTTTTTATGGCTGATATATTTCCTTTTCCTTTTATAGAAGAAGATATCATTGAAGCAAAATTAGGAATAAAACCATCAGATGTAGTATTTTTCTTGGCTTCGTATCTTCTTAATAAACCATCTGTAACTTTTGTGAGTTTTGCGCTTGTTGATGGATCAACATTCGAATACTTATCTTTAACAATTGATGCGGCGGCCATTTCAAATTCACTGAAATTTGCACCAGCATTTCTACCAGTAGGATCAGTAAATTTTGGTCTGTTTGAAACAGCAATCATCGAACGGACTTTTTTAACTAATTCTGGATTTTCTTTTTTAGCGTTCTCAAGTTTTTTATTCATGAATCCAGTAACAGATCCAGAAATATTTTTGAAATCTTGTTTCAACTCAATCAGATCGTATGAACCATCAGCTATTCTATATAATAAATCAAAATCATTCTCATTTGATATATCACTTACAGGTTTATCTTTAAACCCAACATCTGCGGGTCTTATTACTTTTTTTGAAGCTAAAGCTATATTCAATGCAGATCTTACAAAATCTTCATGTAAGTAAGAAAGCATAGCGGAATTTCCTTTTTTTGCATATTCGTGATCTAAACCTCTTCCATAAGTAGGAAAATCTCCCATCTTGAAAAGGTCTGTATCACCAGTAGTGTTTTTATATTTACTGGAATATTTTTTGAACCAAGGAATACTTGCGGTACTCATTGGTGTAGCAAAATTAGGAATAAAACCATTAGCAGAAGCTCCGATTTCGCTTCCAAATGGTTGATAAACAGGAAGAGTTCCAAAGTCTAAATCTTTTTGCGCCACATCTTCCGCTCTGCCATTAATATTTATTCTAACTGCTTTTTTAATCAACTGACTTAAATACGCCTCACCTGCTTTAACTTCAATACCTTGAATAGCATTCGGCCCCGTTGGTATTAAGTCTGCGGCTGACGTTGATTTGTCACTTATTGTATACGCTCCAGATATTCCTGGAAGTTTTGAAATTAATTTTTCATAAGCGTCTCCGACAAAATTTTGATAATCTCCATTTAAAGAGCTTTTAAAACCTTCCGAAGTTGTAATTAATTCACCCTTTTTAGAGCCACTTTTATATTTAAAAAGCTTATTGTTTTTAGCGGCTTCTTCATTTTGTGATAGTTCATATTTCTTTTGTAAGTCTTTTAACGTAAATCCAACTTTAGATGTAGTTGTCTTAAAAACTGCCTCTAAATCAGCATCTGTTAAACCAATACTTTGACCTGTTTTAATTAAATTTTGGTCCCCTTGAATCGAACCAAACCACATAGCAGACACGGCTGAATCAACATCTTTTTTTTGCAAATATTTTATAACATCTATTTTTCCAGAAATCCAATCATAGACAGCATTTGGTTTTTTAGTTTTATTGTCAAAACCAGAATCTAAATTTTTTCCTACTAAATCTAAATTTTTTTCAGCACCAAGATCCGATGAACTCATTTCTCTTATCTGTATAGCATGATTACTGTAAGCTCTTTGTTTTTTGTCAACACCGCCTCCATTTGGCCTCTGAAAACTATAATCTCTTTTATCTAATTTTGCAAAATTAGGTATAAATCCACCAGCCGTATACGGATCAACACCCGTTCTACTTATAGCATTTTGTCTATGTGTGCGGCCAGCTTTTGATCCAGCAGGAGGATTAATAAAAGGTTGAGCGAAACCGGGAACGTATTTAACATCTTCCGCAGTATTCATTACTCCACCAACAGGAGATTTCACCACTTTACCGGGAGCATAACCACCAGCTTGTGCGCCAACTGTTTCAGCCATTCTTGTTGCAGCAGGAATATAACCTCCTGCGCGAGTGACCTGCAAACCGCCAGATCCTTTTACTCGCACACCTTGACCGGCTAATTGAGTGGCTAATTGTTTTGCAAGAGTTGACTGTATTTGATATTCTGCTGTTTGCTGTCTTGCTAATTGAAGCAGCAACTGAGCTTGTGCAGCTTGATTGCCCATAGAGCCAGCAAGAGCTTGCGATACCGGCCCTTGTTGCTGCATGATTTGCAAAATAGATTGTTCAATGTTTTTTCTATTTTGAGTTTCTGTCGTGATACCAGCGATCTGAGGCAAAGCCTGAGCAAGATAAGTGAAAGAGTTTTGTATTAACTTGAAAAGCGTAAAGAAAGCGGCAATAGCGCCGGGACCAGCTATTACGTTTCTAATTCCTTTTAATAAACCATTAGCAAAAGTAGAACCAACTCCTTCTCCTTCAAGAATTTCGTTCATACTTTCGACAAGTGATTTCAATTGTTCTGTACCATATCTAGCCAATGGTTCAAATGTTACTTTACCAATATTATTTGCTAGTTGTTGTGTAGAAGTGGCGGTTTGCTTTAATAAAGCGTCGAGAGTTTGATTTAGTTTTGCAGTAGCGACTTCAGCTTCATTTGTTGCTGATGCGCCTCTTTGTAAAGCTCCAGCATACACGCCTTGAGATTTATTCAAATCACCTACAATAGCTTTAAGAATGTTAACCTGATAAACACCAGCGACTTGTTCAGATAACTGCGCTCTTTGAGCGTCAGCTAAACCTTTATAAGCACCTGCAAAATTTTGTAGAATAGAGACTGCTGGTAAAGTATTTCCCTGTACATCTCTTACAGCTATATTGAAAGCTTCTAATTGGTCAAGAGTTTCTGTACGTTGTAAACGAGTAAAAATTGTTTTTAATGCGTTACCAATAACTGCGCCGCCTCTTGCTGTACTTTGTTGAGCGGCTGTTACCAATGCATTTAATTGATCCAAGCTAACTCCCGCTTCTTGCGCCGCTTGACCTGTACGAGATAACGCTTCAGCCAAGTCTCCTGCGCCAACTGCGAAATCTTGTTCGACAGCTACAAGCTTGTTTAATATTTGAGTCGTTGTTACTCCAGTTGCAGCAAAACCGTTTATAGTAGAAGTTAAAGCATCAACAGAATTTGCAGTACTAATTCCAGCGACTCTTGCTAAAGTTAATGCGTCTTTTGTTCTTATCAAAACTTCTTCAGCTTTTAAACCTTGACGAGAGAATTCAAGAGCAGCTTTAGATGCATCATCAAATGAAGAAGCCGTTTGTTTACCAACACTAAATAAATCTGTACTAAATTTTTGTAATTGACTAGTAGTTAATCCGAATACACGATTAATATCAGCAAGATTCTTTTCAACATCGATAGTAACATTAGCTAATTCTTTAAAACTACGAATAACACCGCCAAGAACGGCAGTCGAAGCTCCGAACGCAATAACGCGAGCATTAGAAGCAGCAAGGGCCGCTTCAAAATCCTTAACGTCACCAGTCATTCTTCCAAGCGGCTGAGAGAAAGCTCGTTGATTAATACTTAAATTAATCGGATTGTTCTGAGCGAATCTTTGATTGTACGCTTGAACACCAGCTTGAATAGAAGCTGTTAATGCTGCTTGATTGGCGGCGACATTGATTTGAACGGCCATATGCTTTATTTACACGTTAAAATTACTATTAACCGAATATTTTCATCATATCGTCCATACTCAATGAGCCGCCTTTCTTTTTAGCTTCATCTGCTAAAGATAAAGTCTTTTGACCTTTGGCCTTTAATCCTATATATTCAAGGTCTTCTGATGTTGCACCAACTATTGAACTAGCTTGATTTTCTTTGTTGTTCTTTTTTTCAATTGTTTTCTTGGCGTTTTCATTGGCGTTCACATAATCAATGATTTTATCGGGATCGTCTTTAATATCTTGAGGCATTTTATCATTTTGCTGAAAAACGTTCTTAAAAAATCGAGCATAAATAAGTAATTTTACTTGATTATAAGTAAGCTCGCACACACATTTACCGAAGAATTCAGTAGGATTTTCAGCAAACGGCATATACAAATTAAAAAAATCTTGCAAAATTAAATGTTGAATCGTGTTGTCGTTTATGTTTTTATAGACCTCTGAGTATTGTTTTATAATACAAGTGAGAGTTTCCGAATCAATATTATCGAACTCATCTTCTTCAAAAGCTTCTTCACTTAACTTTTTATCTTTATATAAACATTTTAATATGTAATAATCATTAACTCTTTCTTCGGCATAACTTTCGGCGGTTCTTTGAAAGAACGATGATCTTGTATTTTTTAAATCGTTTAAACGTTTTTGCGCCGACTCGATGTCCGCATTTACTCTCATTATTTCTGATTTTAAATAAAGAGCTTTTTTCTGTTTATTGAAGTTTTCTATTAAATCTTGTTCTTGTGTTATTAAAGATTCTTGTTTCTTTGACCATTGTTTTTCGTCAACCAACCGCTCTAAAGTTTCGCTATTCGTAGGAACGCCGCGTTTTTTAGCTTGATCAAAATAGACATCATAAATTTGATCAATATCGACTTGATCTTCCAAAGACAAATGCTTTAAATAAAAAAGATTCTCTAAAACCTTAATCTCAGAGAATCCATTTTTTATATCCCTAAAAGCTTTTTTATATTTACTCTGTTGGGACTGTTCCATCTATTTCTCCAATGATTCTATCGAATTCTTCCTTTTCTGTATTGCTGGTAAAGAACCAATAACTAATAACACTAGCTAGTTTACTATAGCATTTTTCATAAATTTCATTCTTGTTTTCTTCATAATCAAACATGACAGATTCTTTAATATCAAATGTCTTACCAGGAAATAGCCATTCATATTCAGGACTCTTTTTACTATTATCCTTGAATTGAGTTAGACTTAGTACATACCAAAGAATAGCTCTATTTTGAGCTTTAATGTCGGCAGTATGATTAAACAAAGTCATATAACTCGTTTCTTTTTCAATAAGAGTCTTACGACGTTGAAGAATTTCAGAAGTTACTTTTTCAATCTTTAGCTTGTAATCTTCGTCACGTTCCGATTCTGGTTTTAGATTAAGAATAGTTAGTCTACTTTGTAGATCTCCAATTTCTCCAGCGGCAGAAACCATTATCTTCGCGTCATTGTCGCTGATCAAACCACCAGTATCACTATACTTATTTAGCAACATCGCCTTTGTTAAAATTCCATTTCGGATGCATCGGCTCATTTCAATACTGAATTCCATGTCAGCTTCTTGCATTTGTTTTCTATTTGGCTGAAGAATGTGAATTTCTATTGGAATTTGTTTCTTAACTTTTTCCTTGTAAGTACGAACGACCTGTTCGCCTTGTTCATTTGTAACCGTTTCAGTCTTGTCCTCTTCGACTTCTGCTGTTTTAAAAATATTGAAACTATACAGTGACTTTGACATAATTTATTTATATTAATATATATTCTATAGTTTTTCAACCAGTGTAAAGGTATATATGGCTACGAATCTTATATCTGCTTCAGAAAGAACCGCGCTTAATGCGGTTATTGATGATGTTCATGAGACTTTTGCTCGCGAAATCACTGTTTTTAAAGAAGCCTCACAGATTGTAATTATTACTGACCCTAACTTTAATCCATTATATAATACTGCTGGTCAAACCACTTCATATGTAAATACACCAGTTTATAAGACATTTAAAGTAAGAATATTTTATAACGACGACATTAGTAAAAAATACTGGAGCGAATCAGGACTAGCTTCTCAAATTAAATTAGAAGCCGTTGTTGGATCTGTGAGAATAAAGATGCGAGCAGACGATTATGATTATATCAAAGATGGTCGCCGTTTTGATGTTGATGGAAAACGATTTGTTTTGAATTCTTCATTTAGACCTCATGGATTATTTGATAATCAATATTATACTCTTTATCTCAAACCTGACGCATAAAATATGGACCCAGATTACATAAAAATAATGCAAGATTTGCAAGCCGACAAAGAGTATCAAAAAGAAGTTCATAGAATAGTTGAAAAAGAATTCAATAAAATAAAAAATCAATATTTACAAGAATTCCTTAATCATCCTATCACTCAAGAAATAAAAGGAGGTATAGACGCAACAAATACATCAGGAACTCTTGCCGGTATAACTAATTTATATTCTTTTATTGGGTTCGATGAAGGATCTGACCCCATAAAACCCATTGAAGATTTATTAGAAAAATCTAATTACAGAATTGTTTTTAATAACAAAGCTTTAGATAGTACAATTATTTTTGATATACCTACCGCTGTGCAAATATTTGAAATAACGCCTATGCCTTGGGCAGTTGGCAGAAGTTGGGCGAGAGGAATCGAAACTGGAATATCGGGTCTTGGATATTATTTAAAAAAAATAAAAAACAGTCGATCTGGATTCGGCATTCAATCATCAACCAATCAAGTTAGACCGGGAACTGTTTTTAAAAATACAAAATACATATCTGATTTAATAAACAAATTCTCTAAAGATTTAAAAAGTTTAAATAAAATTACAGCATGAAACCAACATTTACTCATAATGTTATTAATAGTTTTTTTCTTTGGTTCGATAATTTTTTAATGACCAAAGCTGACGCTTATAAAACTTATACAACAAAATTATATAATTATCAAGATCCTCGACTTGGAGGAGATAAAGTTGTTTATGGATCTCCATATAAACAATGGATATATGATAAAAATATAACTGGCGCAACAATACCATCTGGTTTCACAATTAATAATCAATTTGTATCTACTGGTACAAGCGGTATGAGAATTGATTTTGATAATGGCAGAATTATTTTTAATAGCGGAGTTTCAACGGGCCTGAACATAACCGGAACTTATTCAGTCAAAGAAGTAAACAGTTATATAACAGATCAGCCAGAAGATAATTTAATAATTGAAAACAAATTCGTAACAAATAGCAGATTCACAGTATCTGAAAATTATATTGCTCCATATAATCCTGTTACTCCTTGTATATTCGCTTCTATTGAAACATCTCATAATACCGCATTCGCTTTTGGCGGTGAAGATGAAACAAAATGCATTATTAAAGTCGTAGCGTTTTGTGAAAACTTATATCAGCTAGACGGAGTTCTTAGTGTATTTGGCGATTCATATAACGAAATATTCAGCATCATACCAATGACAGGTCATCCATTAGGAGAATTCAATGAAATGAAAACTGGCGCGTATCCTACGGGATATGATTATAAAAATTTAAACAACGCATATAATTCTCAAACACTTTTTATATCCCATGTTGAAACTTCAAAGATTCGCGATAGCGTTATTAAAGAATTAAATCCGATTCTTCATATTGGATTTTTAGATTTTGAAATCAAAACTTATCGATACCCTCGATTATAATTTCACAAAAACAACCAATCACTGTAAAAAATATTAACAATTTAACAACAATTAAACAAATAAAAAACATATGGCAAGAAATCGTGTAATATACCAAAGTCAAGCTTTATTTATCGCTCCAAGTTCTACTGGAGTACAAGTAAGCGGAGTAGATAGCGCAGGTACTGGATTCACTGCCTCTCCATTTACTCCAACTGATACAGGTTCACTAGCATCCGGTATTTCTCTTCTAAAGAAGATGGATCGCATTCAAAATTGTAATTTTAATTTTACAATTAATAGACAAGATATCAATGAATTCGGTAAACTCGCTCGTATCGATTCTATTGTTATGGAAGCCCCAACAGTTGGGCTTGATTTCAGTTATTATGTAACTAATGGCTATAATGAAAGATTAATGGGATTTAATATTACTGGAGTTACTGATACAAATATCGTTAATGGCGCACAAGCTATTTCTGGATTACTATCTGATCTACAAGGTAATAATTATTACATTTTAACTGTAGATGAAGGTGAAGACGTTGTTGGCGGAACATTGACCCCAAATTCTACTATAGTAGGAATTGGTAATGGATTCGTTAGCGAATATAGTTTTGAAGCTTCTGTTGGAGCTATTCCAACAGCAAGCGTAACTGTTGAAGCTTTTAACATCAAATCTGATTCAGCCGAAACTGTCACAACCGTAACATCCGCAGGTGCGCCAGCAGGATCAGTAGTCGGTGCAAATATAACCTCAATAACTGGAAATAGCGCAGCAATTAATCTTTTTGCTACTCCAGCTACTAAATTTACTTCTATTGGTTCTGCATATAAACTTGATTATTCAAGAGATTTCACTGGAGTAATTGGTGCTTCCGCTGGTGTTAATTTTACAGGATTCACCACTGGAGTAAGTTCCGTAAGCGCATTGCGTCCTGGTGATATAGTTCTTTCTCTTGGAAACAGCGTTGGTTTAACAAATCTAGCAGACGCTCATATTCAATCATTTAGTTTTACTCTTCCATTGAGCAGAACAATTCTACAAAGACTTGGAAATACATTTGGTTTCGCAAGAGTTGTTAATGTTCCTATTAATATGGATGTAAGTATTAGCGCAATTGTTTCTGAACTAAAAGATCAAAATCTTTTTGACGCTTTAACAAGTGGAACTCAAACTCTTTCAATCACATTAAAAAATAGCTCATCAGCAAATAAGATTGTTTATGAAATCAGAGGCGCACTATTATCTTCTGAAACATATTCTGAAAATCTTGGTGATAATCAAACTGTAGATTTAACATATTCAGTTCAAATCGGCGGTGCAAACGACACAACCGCTGGATTGTTTATGTCTGGAAGTTATCAAAACCAATTAGACTCTATTACATCAGGCTTCTTCAAACTTGGCACTGGCAAGATCTAAAATAAATAACAATAAAAAACCCCAGTCGAAAGACTGGGGTTCTTTTTTTACTTATGGATGACCATATCCATATGGATAATAAAAAAATCCAGATCCTGTAAATATCGGCGAACCATCTTCACCAGCCACTTGCACAGGCGCAGCTTGATAAATATTGTAACTAGATACTAATCTTTCCATTTCTTCTCTAGCGTCATTAGCTAATCCACGATATGTTTTTGCAAGTTCGTTTTTATTTGTACGCGTAATCATTGTGTCGCCTTCACGCAAAGTCACGAAATCTACAGAGCTATCTACTCCGCGCAAAACTTGGCGAGTCTTTTTTGTATAAAACTCATACAAGTACATTTGCTTATATATTGATCTTTCTTCTTGTTGGAAAAACCCTGTTGGTTCAAAATTAGAATTTTGTACTGAATATTGGCTGTATATTTTTGTATTTAACAAACCAACATTATTAGCAAGCCATCCTGAAATATAATAAAATTGAGCATAGCCGCTATCATACTCAAATTCATTCGCGAATATTTCATCAGCTAAATCATGTACACTATAAGCTACCATATATATATCTTACACTTTTTTATTTAACTTACGAACTAATTCGTTGTATATCATTTTAGAATAATAACTGCTATTCTTACTTTGAACTTCGATATCAAACTTTTTGGGCGGCTCAAATACTTTATTAGTATCTTCGTATGTTGATTCGTTAATGGTATTCATAAATATTAAAAAATCAGGATCAAATTGATTTCTGGTTTTTTGAAATGGACATACAAAGTCGCAAATGACTATTTCGTTATATTGACCGTACATGTCGGCCAAATCTTTCATTCTTTTACCTTGGCGTTCACGACCAGCTTCACTGAAGTCCCAATCGTTGAATTGTTCACGAACTTTATCTGCATTTAACCAATGACATTTATAATGATGGCTTAAAAGATAAGATAAATCTGCCGCTAATGTGGTTTTACCAGATCCCGGCAAACCCATAATTAATACCTTTAAAAACGAACCAATTGGCATATTATATGGTATGGTAGAAAAGATATTTTTTCAATGTTCTTTGCCGAGAGCAGGTTCGACATTGTTACAGAATGTACTGGCGCAAAATCCTGATTTTTATGCCACACCAACTAGTGGATTAATTGAAATCTTCCTTAATGCTAGAAATATTTATTCTACAAATATTGAATTTAAGGCTCAAGACATCAATGTAGTTGAACCGGCATTCAAAGCTCTTTGTAAAGAAGGCATGTTTGCATATTTTAACGCCATCACTGATAAGAAATATGTTATTGACAAGAGCAGAGGCTGGAGCGTTACATACGATTTTCTAAACTGGTATTATCCAGAACCAAAGGTTATTGTTATGGTTCGCGATCTGCGAGCAGTTGTGGCGAGCATGGAAAAGAAGTGGCGACAATATCAGCACATTGATGCTGGCCTTCAGAACTGGAACGAACTTCGTAACACTACGGTTGATAAGAGAATAGATTACTTTTTAATGCAAGCGCCGCCACTTGCTGTAAGTATTGATGTATTGTATGATACTATTATGCGTAAATTAAGTAAAAAATGTTTATTTATTAAATTTGAAAACTTCGCCAGTAATCCTCAAAGAGAAATGGAACGAGTATACGAGTATCTTGAATTACCATTTTATCAACACGACTTTAACAACGTAGAACAAAAGACTTTTGAAGATGACCGTATGCACATTCCTTTTGGTGACCATACTATTCAAAAAGTAATCAAACCAGTGCCTAACGACTATATAGATATTCTTGGAAAACAGAACTGCGATAATATATACAACAAGTTTTCTTGGTTCTATAAAGCTTTTAGTTACGATTATTAATTTCTATACATAAAAAAATAGTGTAAAATTAAATACAAATATGAGCGACCCAACATTCCCAATTATCAATCTACCAAGTGCTGTAGAAATTCAACAAGCTGCTAATACCAGTCAAATCGAAATCCTTCAAACCACAGACGACCCAATCGGTAAGACTGTAAAGAGTTTGGTAAAGATATCAACCACTCCTTACGCTCATAACTGGTATACAGTATGGTCTGGAGATACATATGATCAAGCTGGTCAATGGACGGACACCCAATTGTCTGCCGCCATCGTTACTCTAGTAATGGCAGAATATCCTCCCGCTTTGACACGATAATAACTGTAGAAAACAATACCAAAAAAACATAAAATACCTCAAGGACATATTGTTCTTGAGGTTTTTTTATGGTTAAAAAAAAGAAAGTATTAATCGCAACTCCATCTTACGACGGCAAACTGGATGTTTATTATATCGACTCACTTCTAAACACTTTATCATTAGCTGAAAAGAATAATGTAGAAGTATATCCATTGTTTATTTGTTACGACTCTCTTATTCAACGTGCGCGAAATGATTTGTTTAAACTTGCTTATAGTAACGATATTGATAATTTGTTTTTTATTGATGGTGATGTAGGTTGGAATCCTCAAGATTTTTACAAGCTGGTGAAAAGCGACAAAGATATTATCGGCGGATCTTATAGAAAGAAGACCGACAACGAAGAACTTTACGTTGTGAAAGCTCTTGATAAAGATAATTCTAAATTAAATTTAAGCGTTGATAAAGACGGCATTCTTGAAGTGGCGGGTTTAGGTTGCGGATTCATGAAAATTTCTCGCAAAGCTATGAACGATTTATGGGAGATTTCCAAACCGTATACCTCAGAAAAAGGTGACACACGAATGGTGTTTGAAGTTGTTTGTGAAGACGGCGATCTTATCAGCGAAGATATTTATATGTGTAAGAAGTGGCGCAATCTTGGTAATAGCATTTATCTCGATACTAACATCACATGTTCGCACACAGGCGCGAAGACGTTCGTAGGAGACGTTGGTAAATGGATCAACTCTTTTAAAAATCAAAACACCTTCAATCCACAACCAGCAACCGATCTGTCTAAGTATTTTGTAAAGAATAATGATGAAGATGATTTTAAAGTTCTTGTATGACGGATATTTACGCAGACGTTATTTTATTTGATAGCATAGGCTCTCCATACGATGGAAACACCATGCACAAATGTGGAATGGGCGGCAGCGAGTTTCAAGCCATTTTACTTCTTGAAGAGTTAGCTAAAGAAGGATATAAAGTTATATGCCTAAACAATTCTAATAAAGAATCTTTTGTAAATGGAGTATTGTATGCGCCAAACAAGTTGGTTGATAGTTATAAATTCAAGTGCAAGAATTTAATAATCCATAGGTATAGCGAAATTCCTAAAATCGCTCACAAAAAAGCATTCATGTGGGCAACCGATTTGAATGGCGTTCATAATCTAAAATTCTATAAGCTATTTGAAGAAAAGAAACTAACTTTAATTACACTCAGTAATTTTCATAACGATTTGTTTCCAAAGTCTTGGGACAAGCATGTAATTTATTTTATGATACCTGATTGGGTATATGAGTATTCTATACCAGAGAACAAGAAAGATTATATATACGCCAGTAGTTTAATGAAAGGATATTCATCCACATTACCATTATGGAAATATTTAAAAAATGAAAAACTACTTAGTAAAACTGATGTATTGAATGTGTGTTTGCCGGGATACGACAATCCGACCCAAGACATAAGCGAAAAAGATTATGGAATCAATTATCTTGGAACTTTGAAGTTCAAAGAAGTTATAGAACTGATGGCGAAATGTCGCGGCATGTTTTATGTCAATACTATGCCTGAGACTTTTGGCATAAGCGTTGTACTAGCCGACATATTAAAGACGACCCCATTTGTTTATGGTATAAACGGTCTAGGAAGTTTATCTGAATTAATAAATAATAAAAATCTCACCACCGACATGCAAGAATACATTAATATGTTTAAAACTTATTCAAGCTTAAATGAAACGCCGCGAAACTTCCGCCCAAAGATGGTTATTAAATGGTGGAAGAAAGTATTGATTTAAGGTCTAATAAATAATAGACTTTCGGCAATCAATTCGTTCTTATCGTTCATAACTGTTTCGACTGGCATAATATAATCAAATTTTAGATCAAACATTTTGTTTAATATTTGATCTTTATTGCAGCCGCCTTCATTATAATTATTAAAAGACACTTCGGCGATAACAACTTTAGCGTTTTTAAAAGTATTTATACCGCCTTCTATAATATCTAATTCACTACCTTGAGTGTCTATTTTTATAAGATCGTAAATATCTTTTACACAATCATCTAATCTATAAATCGGTAACTCTTCAACGATCAAATTTTCGTCATTGTATGTTTGTGAGTTTTCTTTGTATATAGAATTGCCAGAACAAATTGGACTCCATTTTGTTTTATAGAATTTAGTTGTGCCGTTGATTTTACCAAGCAATTTTATTTGATAATCGTAAAGTTGTTTCTGGTATAACTTTTCGCACTCAGCGTTTCCTTCGAATAATAATATGTTTGCGACAGGCCAGATTTGGCGCATAATGTCTGCCGTTTGGCAGACACTTGCACCGATATCTAATATATTTTTAGGATAAAATCCTTTGTCTCTTAGCAAAAAACAAATTTGAGAATAATAGTCATAAGAATAACCCATGACTATTATATATAAAAAACTTAAGCATTAAAGCTTGGCATTGGAGGAAATAGTGGTAAAGAAATGTTAGGAGCAGAAGTTGGAATCGTGGGCCAAACAGCTTGAGTGATATCAGCTATGTCAAGCATACTTCTTAATTGTTGTCTAAAAATTTTAAAATCATTTTTAACAGCATCAGAAATTGGCGCATCGCTTAATTGCGTGAAATCAGTTAAAGACAAATATTTATCTCTTGTGAATCTGATTTGCTGTTTGAAGTTTTCTCTGCGAATATCTGACTCGCTTGGCGATATACTTTCTACAGCATAAGACACTCGACAAGTTTTTGTATTAGAGTTTATTACATAGTTTTCTATGATCTTTTGATCAATATTACAAATTGGCTTATCGTCAAAAATAGCGAGCCAAAAACCTAAATCAGGATTTTCTTGCCAAGATAAATCTGGCAACAATTCTGGCGCATTGGTTTCTAAATTATTAAAGCCACTTGTTGGACCAAATGTTTGCGGCAAATAGTCAGGGCCGTTAATTATTGTAAATGTATTATCTAATGTTTTTTTAATTAAAAAATATTTATTCATAAAATTCCATATTTAGCTTTATATGCAGAAGCTACTGTATTGTGTTGCTCGTCAGTTAATGCCGTCCCATTCCACCAAAGTACGTGTCCTAATTGTATACTTGCGGCTGGTTGTGCAAAACCATAAATTTGGCTAGTTATCAATAATTTACCTGAGTTAACTGACGTTTTACGACTGTAAAGCGCGCTTACATTTTCTACAGTATCATTTGGTTTCCATATTTTAAATATTGTAGATCCATAAGTTGGCGCACCCGCATAATTATTCGTCAAACTAACCATATACCATTTATTTAGAGATACGCTATATGTACCCTCGCTTACTGAACTTCCCGAATTATCAGATCTATTAAAACTTAAATAATAATAACCACCAAACGGATAATGCAACGATAAACTCCATCTATCATATTCCACATTAGTCTGGTTATCAGGATATGACATTCCTATTATTGCATTATTAGCATTGCCTATGTTAAAATAAAATGATTTCACAAGAAAAGCTATATTTAAAGACCAAGTATCGCTATTTGTTAATCCATCAGGGCCAACTATATTTGAATATACACTAAAGTCGCCAGAATTAGTCAAATTTAAAACTCCACTGTTTCGATTTGGTAACCAATTATCAGATATAACATAAGGAATAGGGCTACTTCCGTAAACGCTAGTAGAACCACTAGCGGTTCCATTATTTGAATTACCACTTAAATCTCTTATAAGATTTCCATTTGCTCCATAACCTAAAGTAAAATCATATCTTATTGTAGGCGTAGGAGTTATATATGGTAAAGCGAACGGAGAAGATCCTCTTGTTATTGATGATATCATATTGTTATAAATTTGTACTGTCTATATTTTGGCCTACTACCGATCCTATCCAAGCAGGACCAGTTGCTCCTCCTTTGTAAGATGTCAAAGCGTAAACATCTGCTTTTCCATTTGCACCTGTTAATGTTGGCGTTGTTGAGTTGGACCAAACAACATTTGACCATGTAATTGTGGCAGATCCAGCAAATTTTAAAACAACTAATACAGTATTAACTAATGGCGATGCACTTCTATTATTATATGTAAAGCTAGATATTACTGTACCGCTTGATAATGTTAGAATATGAACGCTTGCAGCAGCAACATCAATAGTGCATCCAGTTGTGCCACTTAATGATTGATTTGAACTTGTTTCAGCGGTTGTAATTCCTAAATTAGCTCTCGCAGCAGCAGCAGTTGTTGCTCCAGTTCCGCCATTAGCAATTGCTACGGTTCCTGTAACATTAGCAGCATTGCCAGTGCAAGAAGCTACTGTTTGTGATGCAATGTTGCCAGTATGAATCATCTCCACCCAACTTAATAAATCTGGCCAAGCGCTTCTCCAAAAAAATCTATTAGCCGACCCTCCTGCGTATAGCATTTGAAAACCATACGCTTGTGAATTATTTTGATGGTTATAATGAAAACCCTGAAACCCGACATAGTGAGTTGAACCACCCGGTGCGTTTGCTGGACTAGACCAACTATCAATAAAACCAGAACCCCAATTAGAAAACATGTGGTTACAATCAACAGTACCATAACCCATTGTACCATTACGATATAGTGCTGAACCGTTATATCTATTAACATAAGGTGAATTGACATGCATCGGATTCATGTCGTTGTAAGACATGGTTAAAGTACTGAACTTGTTTAAGTTAGAAGTCCCTGCGGGATCTAAATAATAACCAGTATCATTAGCATCTCTGAATTGAGTACCATCAACATTTCCAGTGAATGCAGAATATCCAACGTAGTTAGAACTATCTAATAATCTAATCCAACTTCCAAAACTGCTATTATAATTTCTTGTCCATAATCCTGTATTCCACATGTTATTAGCAATTTGGAATCCATAAGCTTGATCGCCGGGATTAGATCCAACTGAAAGACCTGTTGTGTATGTACTTGCTGATGGCGCAGATGTTCCGCCATCATTACCACCCCAGTTATAGAATGCCCACATACCTGTTCCAGCATGTGGATATCCAGATTGACCACTTGTTCTAGTTGCTGTTGCAGCATTACCAGTACAAGAAGCAGAACTTCCACCAGCATTACCTGTAATACTTCCGGTAATTGTATTGGTTACAGTTAGACCAAGTAAATTACTTGTGCTTGCTGGATCTGTATAATATGCTGTATTATTACTATCATAGAATATAGGCGCTCTCCAAGAACTTGATGCAATTCCATATCCACCTTCAGAATCCAAGAATATTCTTGAAACTCCACCACCAGCAACATAGAATCCCCATCCTGTAGCACCAAGACCTGGATTTGCAGTACCATTACCTACAGTATATCCACAACCATACATATTTCCAAGATTTGTTGCTGCTGGTTGATATCCACCGCCAATTGTATAAATTGCTGATGAACTATTACCATCTACCCCTGTTGGATAGTTACCTTCAAGGTATCCTGCCGCAGAAGCTGTTCTTCTTAATACTCCAGCAAGGTTAATTTGATTCATCACACTTGTACCTGCGGGATCTACATAATATGCAGTATTATTACTATCATAAAATAATTGCGCTCTCATGGACGATCCATCAGCCAATGAATAATCTCCACCGACAACTCTTAATCTCCAATTGCCATCTTGATTTAATAAACCAACATCATTACTATCAGTTGCATAAAAATATCCACGAACAGTTCCTGCATGACCGCCAGTTCTTAATCTTATGCCTTGTGCGCTTGCAGAGCTTGCAACATTCCAATAATTAACACTATCAGAATAAAAATGCTGACCAGTTGCTTCATTATATAAACCATTACCACTCGTAGTACTTCTAAACCAATTTGCAGTATAATATTGTGCTGCTGTTATATTACCGGCTGCGGTAATAGCGTTCAAGTTGCTTGTGCTTGCAGGATCTAAATAATATCCAGTATTGTCAGTATCATAGAAAATTGGCGCTCTTACTGAAGCGGCAGATGCAAAAATACCAGATTTAGTTTGAGTGCCTGATCCTATATCTACAACTAAATTATTATCATTATAAAGACTCGCAGCACTTCTGACTGGATATCTAGCGAGTATTTCTGCTGAAACGTTGTTTGCATTAGCTCTTGTAGTAAATACACTTGAATCGGAAGCAGTAAATGTAGTTAATGTTGAATGATTTGTTGCTGAAACACCATCATACACTGTTACTGTGGCATTAGAACCAATTGGAGTTCTGATTCTATATTGTGCGCCACCAACGCCGCCACCTCTCAGCCATATAATAACTCCACCATTTACTGGATAACCTAATCCAGCAACCATTGTGCTATAACTTTCATTGAACTCAATTATTCTTATCGCTTTGTCATTTCCTCCCCAAGCGGTATCACCAGACCATTCCCAATCTAAAGTTAACCCGCCTTTATGACTTGCGGTGTACCATGTATCAGGTCCAGTCCAGTTGTAACCTCTAGTAACACTATACCTGCCAAAACTATACAGATAGTTTCCTTCTATTAATACGACATAATAAGTATTAACATCACCATAAACATTTATATCTTTATAATCATTTGAAAGATTATAATAAGCGTTAACGTATAAACCATTCAATACAGAATTACTGGCGGGATCGCAATAATAACCAGTATCATTACTATCATAAAAAATAGGCGATCTTAAGCTAGAATTAGCTTGTAATGTGTAAGTTACTGTTGCTCCACCATAATATAAAAATGAAGCGGGTGTAGATTTGTCTCCATAGAATATAAACTCACCACCATATCCTACTCCATAAACAGTTGGATTAGCATCAGTAATTTCCATATAACAATCAAGCCCAGCATCTTCAATACCAATTTTTGTAGCTTGAATTGCTCCAGCAAAATATGCTGAATAACCTGTACTTGCTGGATCTACATAATAAGCAGTATTATTACTATCATAGAATATAGGTGATCTCACGCTACCACTAGAAAATATATTTCCAGAAGTATCTACTCCACCAACTGTGGCTCCCGCCGCTTCTGAAAAGAAATGAAAATCTGCTGTTCCTACTAATTGCGATGACATTCTTTTTCCAACGTACCAACCACTTCCACTGCCACCAATATATCTAACCATAGCTTCATAGCCATTTCCAGGATTAATTATTAAATAAGTATTTTTAGCTCCAACTAAACTTAAATTGTATAAAGAGCTTGTGCCATTTGGATCAACATAATAAGCAGTATCATTACTATCATAAAAAAGAGGTGCGCGGGCGCTAGTTCTAAATTCTACATAACTACCGTCTTGATTTGGATAAGCTTTGTAAGACCAATCCCAACTGCTACCATCAGTAGCGCCTTTTCCACCATATAAATAATATGCAGCATCACTAGCTATATGATGCAACCAATAACCTAAACCACCATTTGTTTGTCTTTGAACCATCGAAGCGTATGTGCTACGAATGGTAAAACTTTCATGACCAGAACCAAAAGGTGAACTGCCCCAATCGCCATCGATTTGTAAATATTTTAATTTACTACCAGAAGCGCCATCAATATAATAAGCAGTATTATTACTATCATAGAAAATAGGAGCGCGAAAATCAGTATCAGAATAAGCTGTTCCGACAATATGTAATTTTTGTGAAGGACTTGCTGTACCTATACCAACATTACCACCTTGCAAGATAGTGACTAGCCTTGTATCAGAAGAGTTGGAAAAAGAATAACTTTCATTGGTATCTCTCATTCCAACTAACCATTTATCAACTCCATTATATTTCAATCTTATGCCATGATCTCTTGCTCCCGTACTATCAAGAGCGATTAATGCAGAGTCTGTCGATACTACATTGATAATACCATATCCGCTTGCGTGTGCGCCTCTTACATCCAACATACTTATAGCGCTGGTGGTTCCTAAACCTACTTTTCCTGCAACCAACAAAGAAGTACCTGAATTTGCGGGGTCTAAATAATAATTAGTATTATTACTATCATAAAATAATGGTGAACGCATATCATCGCGACAACGAATACTTCCCGACAATGCCGCCAAGAATGTACCATTTTCCATGATTAACGCACCATGAGTATTTAAATTACCTGCCGCTCCACCAGCATTTGGATGAGACCAAGCAATACCATATAAACTACCAGTAGTCGATCCATCAGCGGCCAATTTATAAGAATCACCCATCGCAAATACGCCTTGATATCTGCTTGCAGAATAAACACCAACTACAGTATTTCCATAATTATCATCAATATAAAAATTACCGTTTGCTCTTGTTGCTTTTGTGGCTAAAGTTGTAGTGGCGGAATTGCCAGTACAAGAAGCAGAACTTCCACCAGCATTGCCAGTTACATTTATGCTCCATGTACCACTTGCGCCAGTTCCAGTTAATGTTGGTCCGACTCTCAAAACCGCTGAAACTATATTAGAATACGCAGCAATCGTAGTGGTATTAACCATTGTCCAACCAGTACCCCATTCACCATCTGTGGTATCATATCCTAACCATAAATCTCTAGCAATTATCACGGTATAACTTGAACTAAAATGATCAAGAATAAATACTGTATTACCAGATGCATTTGCGCCTACACGAATTGTAGGTTGAACGTTTGGATTTGATGTTGTATATTCAAATCCTATAAATCCTCCATTAGATACTGGATTCCAATATCCTGCTATTTCAATACTAGTTTTTGCATTGGTACTGGAATAATTTTCAAACCATTTTATAGTAAATCCACCCATCTGATAAGCGCCTTGTGGAATAGTCGTTTCAATTACTGTATAAGCGCTGTTACCACCAATAGCGGAACCACCCACTAAAACTCCTGAAAAAGTTTTAACAGTTCTAGAACCGGCGGTTCCAGTATAAACTGTTGAAGCAAAATTTCTTCTTAATTGTTGGTAGTTTAATCTATTTAATACAGATGTGCTTGCAAAATCTCCATAAAAAGCTGTATCATTACTATCATAAAAGATTGGCGAACGCATATTATCTGGCGCAGTTACAGTTCCGCCTGGAGCAATTGTCAAACCATCAATCCAATTATTATTTGCACTATTACCAACTTCTAATCTTTGAGTTGAGCTATATGAAGAAGGGTATATTAAATTACCGCCTGTTTGTAAATATGTAGCTGAATATACATATGAATTAACATTAACATAACCAGTAGCAGTTATATTTCCACCAGAAGAAATTGAACCGCTAAACGCAGAATAACCACCATAATTTCCAGCGTGAAGCGCGACATTGCCATTTATTGTAACCGATGAACCAAGAATACTTGTAAGATAAGGAGCATACCCCAAAACAAATGTACCACCATCATTTCTAATTGTTAAAGCATTTACTCCACCATCAGCACTACGAGTAGTACCATTAACAAATATTACTAATTTATTACCTCCATCATTTGCTCCGCTTAATATATAATTATATGAAGCAGCAGTACAAGCGCCACCAGCGAAAGATATAGTAGAATCTAAGGCTCCTGTTATTGTACCAACCATTGATAAAGTATTTAGATTACTTGAGCTATTTGGATTAACATAATAAGCAGTATCATTACTGTCGTAGAAAATAGGTGCGCGAGCATCGACTGTTGAAGTTAAAGAGGCCGTAAATGCAGAATATCCACTATAATTTCCCGCATTCAATACTCTAACATTCGCTGAACTTACTCGTAAATCCAATTCACCATTAGGAACTTTTTTAATATCCCATGCGCCCCAAGTAGAGTCTAGGAATCCATAATTACCAGATTCTCCATATACCTGCCAACGAAATGATCCTGCACTATCAAGACCAAGTAACCCAAACGCACCAGTACCCGCTCCATACATACGAGCATTGTTAGCTCGTTCTTGATTGATTGTGATTCCGTTTACAATTAAGTTATTTACAACTCTTACATTGCTATCAAGATTGCCAACTGAAAAAATTTCTGTTCCTCCTTGCCCAACTGAATTATTATAAAATCTTACGCCACCATAGTTAATGTAGGCTCCTATTCTTATTCCAGTGTGCCAGTTTAATGTAAGTTTAGAATAATTACCTCCAACATTTTCCATCCCGGTAAATATTCTATAATATGCGCTATTATCATCTCCACCAAATGTTATACCATTGCCAAATCCTTCACCAGCAGCAGAAGTGTATGGTGTAGAGCCAGTAGCGCCAAAGTTTATTCTTGTTGCTTGTAATACAGCTAGTACACTTGTGCTTGCTGGATCGCAATAATACGCTGTATTATTACTATCATAAAAAATAGGTGCGCGGAAATCTGACGACGCAGTAACAACTCCATTTTCTTGTACTCTAAATAATTCTGTACCAGCTTTGATTGCATTATTTTGTACAATAAACGCATCGGCTGTAGCATTATTATTACTATCAATGCTTACATATACATTACCCGCACCTGCTAGATATAAACCATTACCTGATGAAGCATTTTGAGCCAAAGTTAAATCATAATTATTATCAACTTTTAAATAAACATTTGAAGGATCAAGTGTTCCAAAATACAACGCTCCAGCCCCTGCTGCTGATGCGATTCTTGCGTCTCCAGTTATATCTAATTTATAACCGGGACTTGTTGTACCTATACCAACGTTACCACCATTAGCAATAGTCATTCTGGCGCTCCACGATGAACCATTGTATGTAGCGAATTGTATATCGTTGCTTAAAGCGGTTGCTGGAGTGCTTAATCCTATTGCTGCCGCAAACGTTGGAGTTCCATCTTTATAAAATTCTAAATGACCTCCTTGACTTATAATATTTGCATATCCTCCAGTACCATTTATTGTAATACCAATAGCACTACTTACATTTATTTGTAATTTAGCAGCACCAGCACTTGTAGTCCCTATGCCGACTTTTCCAGCTACCAATAAAGATGTTCCTGTATTTGCGGGGTCTAAATAATAAGTAGTATCATTTTTATCATAATAAATACTAGCATATAAATTAGCAGCATAAAAAGCTCCATCTGATGATGGCACACCAGTTTCACTATAAGAACCCCAAGCCAAATTTCCATTAGCATCCATCCACAAACTATTGGATATTCTAGAACCCCAGTGGAAATTTAAATTTGGACTATACGCATTAATAGATTGAGCGGCACTAACTAAACCTCTTTCTCTAATACTTATTGGACTGTTGGACCAATCGTCGCCATTAGTTAAACTTGTATAAGATACAAGCATGGCCGTCGAATTGATTCCCGCAAACGATGGAGTATTACCACTTCCTACGTTTTGATTAATTGTATATGCAGTTATATTGGCAGCATTACCATCAATACTAACACCAGTTAATGTTTGTGCGCCGCTCGCTCTATTAAAAACATTTTGTGTAGTACCAACATAATACGTAGAATTAGCGGCTACGCCATAAGTTCCTATATTTGTGGCGGTTACAATCGCTGATGTTGCTTGACCATCTGCGCTTCTAACTACTGTATCGTTTTTTAGTGTTGCCATATTTTTTTATATATTTATTATATTATATTATGTTACTTATTTAATTGTTTCTTTAACTCTGCGAGTTCGGCGGCCAACTCATTTACTGCACTAATCAATACAGAAGTTAGTTTCGAATAGTTTACACCTAAAGGACGACCATTTTCATATTCTACTAATTCTGGATATACTTGGGCGACTTCTTCCGCAATCAATCCTAGACTGCGTTTGTTGTCTTTTTTGTAATTAAATGATACAGGCGACAGTTTGGCGATTTTGGCGGTTTGACTGGTTAGTTTTTTGACATTTGTTTTGGCGACAACACTTGATGTTTCAACTAAAGTTGTACAAGTAATTGTGCCGACGACTTCTAGTGTGGTACTTGGAGTGGTTGTATTTATACCAACATTTCCAGAACTACCAACAAACATTTTAACACTATCAGTACCTGCGGTAAAATACAAATTGCCAGTTCCACTATTATCAGTGCTACGCATACCTATTCTGGCACCATTACTTTCCCAAACCATGTATTGTAAAGTTCCGTATTTAGATTTACCAATCAATTGAGCGTTTGTTGCAGATCCAGTACCAGTACTACCATTTTCATATTTTATAAACCCACCAGCATCACTTGCTGTGGTTGTATAAACATGAAGAAGTTGAGCAGGACTATTTGTACCTATACCAACATTACCACTACTATCAACATTTATTCTTCTATTACCTTGGCCGTCAGCGATTATAATGTTATTGGCAATTGTGGCACTTAATCCTGTGACGTTTGCGCCGAGGATTGTGTTGTAGTTGCCTGTGGTAATACCACGACCAGTATTTTGTCCAATTATTGTATTAGCTATACCAGCGGTAATATCATAACCTGAATTTTTACCAACAGCGGTATTATTGTAACCGCTATTATTGCTATATAAACTACTATGACCTATCCCTGTATTATCTGTACCCGTTGTGTTAGTAAACATCGCCCCATATCCGAATGCGCTATTATAACCAGCAATAGTACTATTTTTTAAAGCCTGTAATCCAAACGCGCTATTACCAGTACCAGTTGTATTCGCTTTTAAAGCTTCATAACCAAACGCACTGTTATTGTTTGTGGTATTAGATGATAAAGCAGCATGACCAAATGCACTGTTGTTGTTACCAACTACATTAGCTATCAAACTATATTTACCAAATGCATTATTATTACTACCCGTTGTATTACCATATAAAGCAGCACTACCAAACGCATTATTGTCATTACCAAAAGTATTAGCTTTTAAAGCTTCATATCCAACCGCGTTATTTCTTTGACCCGATGTATTGTTTCTTAGAGCGTATACACCAAACGAACAATTAGGTGCGCCTGTTGTATTAGAAAGTAATGCTCTATATCCTACAGCAGTATTGCTAGAAGCAATTGTATTAGTAGCTAAAGCGCCATAACCAAACGCACTGTTGCCTGTGCCTATTGTATTATTTTGTAAAGCACTTCTACCTACGGCAGTATTCTGTCCACCCGTAGTGTTCTGATACAGAGAATTTAAACCTACAGCAATATTATTATTTCCTATTGTATTGTATCTGAGAGAGTTAAAACCAAATGCTGAATTGAAACTGCCGGTTGTATTTGTTGCTAAAGCGCTAAACCCAACTGCCGCATTGTATGTACCAGTTGTATTAGCATTTAATGCTTTATAACCAAATGCACTGTTGTTACTTACAGTATTATTAAGCAAAGCTTGAAAACCAACAACGGTATTATTACTACCAGTAGTATTAGCGAATAATGAATTACATCCTATGACAGTATTATTATTTCCAGAAACATTATTATATAAAGTTGTATAACCAAATGAAGTGTTATTATCACCAACTGTGTTTTGAGCTAAACTTTCATATCCAATCGCACAATTAAATCGACCAGCTGTATTATTAATTAAAGCTCTATTACCAACTGCAACATTTCTTATACCAACCGTATTTGATTTTAAAGCGTAAAATCCAAATGCACTGTTAAAATTACCCGTGGTATTATTTAATAAAGCATTTGTACCAAAGGCGCTATTACCTTCGCCTATAGTATTTGCTTGTAATGTTCCATTGCCGACGGCTGTATTATTGTTACCAGTTGTATTATAATATAATGAATTAAAACCTACTGCTACATTATTAACACCTATTGTATTACTTACTAAACTACTATAACCAAATGCGCTATTATTTCCACCAATAGTATTATAAAATAAACTAGCGACACCAACGGCTGTATTACCTGTGCCTATTGTATTGTTTTGCAATGCGCCTTTTCCAAATGCCGAATTATTTATTCCTGTTGTATTACTTAATAAAGCGCTTAGACCAACTGCTGTATTGTTGTTACCTATAGTATTGCTTTGCAATGCGCTTGTTCCTACAGCAGTATTACTTTGACCTATAGTATTACTAAGTAAAGACTGATAACCTACAGCAACATTATTTGCACCTATTGTATTAACAGCTAAAGCTTGATTACCAAATGCGGTATTATAACTACCTGTTGTATTTGTTTGTAAAGCGCTACGACCTACAGCAGTATTGTCTATGCCAATTGTATTAGCGTTCAAAGCATTTAAACCAAGCGCGCTATTATTAGAACCCGTTGTATTGCTATACAAAGATCCAATACCAACAGCAGTATTAGAAACGCCCGTAGTATTGTTTGATAAAGAATTTACACCTACAGCAGTATTATTAACACCAATTGTATTAGCGTTAAGAGCGTTTGATCCAACCGCAGTATTGCTTGTGCCAGTCGTATTAGAATACAAAGAACCGTAACCAACAGCAGTATTATTAACACCAATTGTATTAGCGTTAAGAGCGTTTGATCCAACCGCAGCATTATTTGCGCCTGTTGTATTACTTAATAAAGCATAATAACCAAATGCACTATTATTATTTCCACTAGTATTACTAAGTAACGCATTAACACCTAATGCATTATTTCTTATGCCTGATGTATTGCTTAATAAAGCTTGAAAACCAATCGCGACATTATTTACGCCTGTTGTATTCGTTCTTAAAGCTTTATAACCAAAAGCACTGTTATTGTTTGCAGTATTGCTATAAAGAGCGTTATAACCAAAAGAGCTATTAGCATTACCCACTATATTACTAACTAACGCTTGTTGACCAACAGCGGTATTATTTTTACCTATAGTATTACTAAGTAAGCTATTTAATCCAACTGATGTGTTATTACTACCTGTGGTATTATACAACATAGATTGCATACCAACAGCAACGTTATTTACGCCAATTGTATTGTATCTTAAAGCTCTATATCCAAATGCACTATTATTGTTTGTTGTATTATTATATAAAGCTAAATAACCAAATGCGCTATTATTACTTCCTACTGCATTTGTATATAACGATTGTAAACCTACAGCAGTATTTTTGCCACCAGTCGTATTAGAATTAAGTGCTTGTTGACCTACAGCAGTATTATTAATACCGCCTGTATTAGATAATAAAGCATTTACACCAACAGCAACATTAGATGCGCCTGTAATATTATTTATTAAAGCATATCTACCAAAGGCACTATTATTTACTCCTGTAGTATTATAATACAAAGCGTTATGACCAACAGCGGTATTATTTGTACCAATCGTATTACTAATTAAAGCAGCTCTACCAACCGATGTATTTCCACTACCTGTAGTATTATACTTTAAAGCGTAATTACCAAATGCACTGTTACTTGTACCTATGGTATTACCTTTTAAAGAGTCTCTACCAAATGCACTATTTCCATAACCTGTTGTATTAGCAGTTAATGCGTTAGATCCAAAAGCACTGTTATTGTTTGTTGTATTAAAATAAAGAGCGTTATAACCAAATGCCGCATTATTATTACCACTTACATTTGTTAGCATACAGTTAAAACCAACCGCTGTGTTGTTACCTCCGACTGTATTATAATTTAATGCTTGACGACCAAATGCACTATTATTACTACCTGATGAGTTGCTTTGTAAAGCGGCGCGGCCAAAAGCACTATTATAAATACCAGTTGTATTTGTCAATAAAGCATACATACCAAAAGCACTATTATCTGCGCCAATTGTATTATTATATAAAGCAGCTCTACCAACCGCTGTATTTCTACTACCTGTAGTATTCTTATATAGCGCTTCATCACCAATAGCGATATTATATTGACCTATAGTATTGCTGAACAAAGTTTGATGACCCATTGCAACGTTATAATTACCACTTGTATTTGTAATCAACGATTTAAAACCAAACGCTGCATTTCTATGTCCCGTAGTGTTAACGGCCAATGCTTTATAACCAAATGCACTGTTATTGCTTGTTGTGTTAGCCTCTAAAGCTTGATAACCAACGGCAGTATTTGCACTACCTATTATATTAACTGATAATGCACTACGACCAAGTGCTGTATTGTAAATACCAATTGTATTAGAATTTAATGCGTATGTACCAAACGCTGAATTATTACTTCCGGTTGTATTAGCGGTTAATGAACTATATCCTACAGCCGTATTTAGTGATCCTATAGTATTACTAGCTAATGCGGTATGACCCATTGCAACGTTTGAATAACCAGTTGTATTATTTCTCAAAGCATTATAACCAAATGCGTTGTTACCACTGGTTGTATTGCTATATAATGCACCATAACCAAATGCATTGCTATAAGATCCAACCGTATTGCTAGCTAAAGCAACTCTACCTACAGCTGTATTTCTAGTTCCTGTAGTATTAGAAAATAAAGTATAATTACCAAATGCACTATTAAGCGCTCCGATAGTATTTGATTGCAATACTTTGAAACCAAATGCAGAATTATCTGTACCTGTTGTATTAAATTTTAAAGATTGATAACCAAATGCACTATTATTTGTGCCAATTGTATTATTTTTTAAAGCTGCATAACCAAATGCACTATTATTGTTCGTTGTATTGCTATATAACGATTGATAACCAACAGCAGTATTATTAATACCCACTACATTATTTATTAAAGCATAATTACCAAATGCACTATTAGCACTACCTGTAGTATTACTAAATAAAGCATTTGCACCAACTGCAACATTGAGAGTGCCAATTGTATTATTTAATAAAGCGTTATGACCTATAGCCGTATTCTGTCCACCTGTAGTATTATATCTCAATGATCTATAACCAAAAGCACTATTATTTGCACCAATTGTATTGTTTCTTAAAGCGTCAGAACCAAACGCACTATTATTAACGCCTGTTGTATTACTTCTTAAAGCATAATAACCAAATCCACTATTTTTAATACCCGTCGTATTAAATTGTAAAACACCATAACCAAATGCACTGTTTTTAGAACCAATTGTATTAGCATATAATGTACCATTACCAACGCTAATATTATAACTGCCAGTTGTATTGTTGTATAAAGAGTTGTTTCCAACGGCTGTATTTCCTATGCCTGTAGTATTTAAAAATAATGCTTTATAACCAAACGCACTGTTTAGGAAACCAGTTGTATTACTATATAACGCTTTGTATCCAAATGCGCTGTTACTATTTGTAGTGTTACTAAATAACGCTCTATAACCAAATGCACTATTCTTAGAACCAACAATGTTAGCATTTAAAGAGCTATAACCAAATGCACTGTTAAATTTACCCGTGGTATTACTATATAAAGATGAACGACCAACAGCAGTATTATATATTCCAAATGTATTGGCGTATAAAGCAGAATGTCCAACGGCTGTGTTATAATTACCTGTAGTATTGCTATTTAATGATTTAAATCCAAATGCACTATTTTCATTACCAATAGTATTGCTAAATAAAGATCTATAACCAAATGCACTATTTTGTGTACCACTTATGTTTGAGATTAAAGCTTGATAACCGAATG